ACAATCAGCACAGCCACAACCACCCAATGAAAGGTCATTGCACGATAATAACGGCCACCACCGGGCACCAGTTCAATTTCTTTACTCATGTTGCGTTTACCTTTGCCAAAAATTCGCGGCATGCGGCTTCGGTGCGCTTGGTCACCACTACCTTGCCACCCCAGAAGCCTACGTATAGACTACGGTGCTCCACAAACTTCACTTCGCCGTCTGCACCCACATGCTTTTGACGAGCCGCTGGCCGGGCAGGTGCAGCCTTTTTTGCCGGAGCCTTTGGCACTACTGCCACAGCAGGCTTGACTGCCACTGCCTTTGCAGGCACAGGCACTGCAAGCGGACGATGTTCAAAGCCATGTTTGGCATCGTAGCGGGCTATGGCTTTTTCATCCATGCCCCATGTGGCCAGCAGTCGTTTGACTTCTGTGCCGGGCAGTTGATTCCAATGTATAATAGGGTCAGTCCAGTTGTTCATTTCGAGCTCCTTGTTGCGATGTGTGTATTATAGCAAATTGGGAATTATTGGTCAATCAAAATTAATTTGTGTCAATTGAACATACACGGAGTAGGATCACAAATTTCGCCGTGTCGTCGTAATTGTATCTGCTCATAATCTGTAAGAAAGTCGTTGTCAACTAAATTATGCCAGGAGATTATTTCTCCATACCGGTTGGGATTCTCTTGTATTTTTTTATTATTCAATCGTATCCGGGGACCCAACTCGGTTATAACAAATTCCATTAATTTCCAATCTTTTCGAAAATGTTTTTTATACGTTTTCTCATCGGGAATATAAAAGTAGTTGTTATTACGTTTACCAAAAGCAAGGTGTCCGTCAAGGTGCGTGACAAAAAAATATGTGTGAATGTGTAGTTTCATTCCCGCTCCGTTGTTGTGTATGTGTGTATTATAGCAAAACGGTGATTATTGGTCAACCGTTTTGCTTCACGCGAACATCGGTGTTCAGCGCAGGTGTATACTTTTGTATTAACTCGCGCTCCAATTTGTGTGCGGCATCTTTGCCACGCACAATGTCCACAATAGCCACGTTCATTGCTTCCACGCCGTTTGTGCGAATTGCTTCGTACAGGTTCCAGGCTTTGTCTTCTGTGCGGCTACGGTAGATATGCTTGTTAACACGGCTACGAAGCGACATGTTGATTGTGCGCTGAGTTTTGGCGGTAATACCAATGTAGTACTCAAATCCAATCTGGATACAGTACACTATGTGGCTGCGATCAATACGTTTCTTTCTCATCATGTGTGTATTATAGCATTTCGGGCATTTTCAGTCAACCGAATTGCCTGTTGCAAAAATACAACAAAAGTACTACTTTTTTGGAGTGTAAAAAGTACTACTTTTTTGCTATTTTGGCTCAGGGCCATTGGTGTTACTAAGTATTGACATGACAGATTTATACCACCAAATTTATCAGGGAGAAATATTTCAAAAGAGTCAATGTATTTGGCATGAAAATACGCTCATGAATTTCTTTCGAAGCAATTTGTTATCACTTGGATATAAACCACTAAGCGACAATAATAAAGTTTATCAACGTGGCACACGCCAAGTTGTGATATGCCTGGTTGATGATTTTTCAACCTGTAGCACAAATCACAACACATCGTTACCGTATCTTTTTGATAAAGACACAGTAGTCATCACAGACAATTACATCACTGTCCCAACTCAATATCAAGTGTGTCAACTACCCCCTAGTTTTTTTGGCATATACAATCATACACCTTCTGATGCAAAATGGAATCCTGATAGACGTTTTAATTTTAGTGTAAACAGGTTGGATACTAAACGTATGTTGGTGCTATTAGAAATATGGAACCGTGTTATGTTAATGGCAGCTGACGGATTCACAGTTGACAATTTGGATTATATTAATTTTAATTGTTGGGCCTGGTCTGGCGATAACGGTTCAGTTAGTGGATTGAAAGAAAATTTTACACAGCAATGGCAACAATTGGAATTGCATTATCAAGAAGTTTATCAACATGTATATGAAGACTTGTTACCACACATGCCGTTTTGTAATCATGATCTTGATCACAAACAATCACATTTACAAGCCTGGGCTAATATTGTAATAGAAACTTACAGTTCGGATACCACTGTGGCCCTCAGTGAAAAAACGTTTAGAGCTTTGTGTTTGCCTGTGCCGTGGATTGTGTATGCGGGAAAACATACTGTGGCATACTTGCACAGTTTGGGATTTGATATTTTACATGACGCAATCAGCCATGAGTATGATGGTATGATTGTTAACAAGACTGCTGCCTATGGGGACAAAATGGTGGATTTTATCTTTGAAGGACATGATGCTGTTGAAAAGTTCAAAGCCATGCCGTGGCCTGAACTATCTCAACGCTGTGAACAAGCTGCACAACATAACCAAACCTTATTAGCTCAAATGCAATCCAACTGGCCTATAGATTTTGCCAACTGGTGGCCTAGTGTAATTGAAAAAATAAAATAATGTGCGGCATATTGTTTGTGAAAAGTCAGCGGCCTCTTGGCATTGACCTACACCTACAAGCAGTTGATAAAATACATGCTCGTGGCCCAGACTTCACACATTACCAGCATCATAACAATATTTTTATAGCACAGACTGTGTTACATATCACAGGTGAAGATGAGTTTTATCACCGACCACGATCAGACTTTTTGGCTTATAATGGTGAAGTTTATAACTATCGTTGGTTTGGCCGATACACTACAGACACAGAATTAGTGTATCGCACTGTGCGAGAACAAAACTACAAGAAGATTCCTTACTTTGAAGGGCCTTGGGCTTGGGTGTATACTGATTTTGAATCAGTGAGATTTGCAACAGATCCACAAGGCGAGCGTTGTTTGTATCGATATCAAGATGATAACATTTTGATTGTGACCAGTGAAGTATCGGCAATCTTGTGTTATACACAGCCCAAAGTTCATGTTGACGCATGGAGTCAAAAGCACTGGCCTACCATACGTCGCACACCTTATGAAGGCATTGAACGCTGTGAACCAGGTCGATTGTATACCGAAACTGGCTTGAGTTTTCAGCTTGACAGCATATTTGACTGGGTCCACGCACCACAGTCTATGAGTGACTCAGAAGCTCAAGAAGAATTTGATTGGATATTTGACAAGGTCATAGCAGACATGCGCCCCACAGAACCTGCAGGATTGACCTTTAGTGGTGGCGTGGACTCTGGAATCATCCTGGCTGCCATGCCGGAGTTTGCAGGATTGTACACCACAGTGTGTGAAGGCAAAGACACTGTGAGCATGAGAATTAGAGATTTCTTGACTGATCAACAATGTCAAAAACTCATTGAGTTGCCCATGACCGAACGTGACTGGGCGCAGGACCACATTGACATCATTGAGTGTTCACAAATGCCTGTGCAGAGTTGGAGTTTTGTTGGCCAATGGCACATTGCTCATCACTGTCAACAACGTATCTTGTTCACTGGCATAGCCGCTGATGAATTATTTGGCGGATATCCTGCGTATCACAACATGGCATTTGACATCAAAACATCCGCAAGTCCTTACAGTTGTTTTGATCCATCAGACACAGATAGTCAACGTCTTTGGGATCAGTGTGTGTCTGCTTCACAAGGGCATGCAGGTGCTGCCACACTGCTCATGGATTATCTTGTGCAGATCACAGCAGTTGATGCACGTGGAGTAGACACCATGACCATGGCACACAGCATAGAACCGCGTTCACCTTTTATGCATCCTAAGATTATAAAGTTTGCTCTCAATTTGCCTTGGCATTTGAGACAAGGCAAACCATTATTGCAGAACAAGTTTTTAAAAAAATGGCCTAGAGATTTGCTATTGCCCAAACAAGGATTTGCAGGACACTGCAACGACAGCTTGCCTTGGATGGGAGTGAATGTTCCTGCATCGTCAGATCGATCTATACAGTGGAAACAGATTCAGTCAGCTACTTTTTTACAATATTGTGGTATTGATTCCAGTCAATCAACACATCAAACCATTCAGGAGTAATGACAATTTCTGGATTGGCGTGAGCATAGGCCACAAAGGCTGCAACACAATCTGATTCACCAGGTGTGACCCACCTGGTTTGGTCACTATTGTATTCGTACCAATACATGCCAAAAGGTGCAGCGGGATTTGTTAATCTAAAAGTAAACAACTGTCCAGGCCGTGCTCCGCATAATCCAGCAAATTGCTCTAGTGTGGTCACAGGCTCAAGATGCTGATACTGATCGGCTCTGCTGACATGTGTGCTTATGAATGCTGGTACAGTTTGGATTTCTGGTATGCGTTCCAAACATCTCAATCTACTGTCCCCAGTACCAGGGACTAGTGTACCATCTTGATCCAGCAACAACCAAGGTTTTACAATGCCTTGTGCCCGAATATCATGTATCCAAAGATTCAGTTTGACCAAATTGGCAATGTCGTAGTGATTGCGAGCATCGGCTGCAAACCCATCTATGCCGTCGTGATCAAGCCATTCCATGGCCCATCTGCACAATTCACTGAGTCGTTGATTGGTTGGTAAGTTTTGAAATTCTGCGGCCGGATTCCAAAATAAACAATGTGTGCCATTGTGTAAACTGTCATGAACAGGATCTAAATTACCAGGCCATTGTGCTTCAATTAAGGGATTGTTCCAATACATACAATTAAGTCCGATTCAAAAAAGTCATCCACTTTTCTAAATCGCCGTACATGACCAACATCACAGCTTGTCGGCTGCCAAACAGAACAATTTGCGGATTCTTGCCAATTTTGATGTAGTAAGGGCAATCCAACTTTTTGTCCAAGGTCAACAAATGTCTAGAAATAGCAACCAAGTTGGGTGGCACAGCAAATGAGTATGTTTCAAATTCCCATGTGCTCAAGGCCATATATCCAGCATTGGTCAATCTAAACCCGCCACCTTCTCTAAAGTTCATCCACCATGATTTACACGCTTCTTCATAAGTGGGACGATCTTCTTCAGGAAGACCTTGGAGAATTTTCTGTGTAATTTCTTCTTTGGTAATCACCGACTTACAAAGTAGGTTGGTTGTGTTGTGCTCGGAACCGTTCGGGCCATACTTCAGTCACTTGTTTTTGTTGCAACCGATCCGGCCAGTGACCATTGCCACACATATTTTTGCAAATCTCCATGGGGTTGGTTTCCCAACGATCACTCACTCGATGAAATAATTCAAGAGCATGATCAAGTCCGTTACTGCTGTGATATTGAGAAAAATCTCCTAGAACTTCTTCAATTTCTTTTTGCGTAGAAGGCATGGCAGGACCGTATGCATTTTCGTTGATAAAACAACATGGCATATAAAGTCCGTTGGCATTTAGAAACAGTTCATCAAATTGCTTGCCTATGCAATTGATTTTGACAGTTCCGGTGCCTTGATTTTCTTTCCAAGTTTTGGGTTGCTTGAGCCACTGAATTGGCCTGATAAGAGTTCGTTGACTGACTTTGACTCCGAATGAAAAAAATCCCATGCTCTTGGCCAATTTACGAGCCTTTAACACTTGATGTTCGTTGTGTTCAAACACAATCATATCCCACACAGCCACTCCACCTGCATCAATGAATGCCTGAGCATTCTCCATGATCTTTTTCCACACAGTGCGCCTGCGATATATGTGATTGGTATCTTCAATGCCATCCAAACTAAAAGTCACTGCACTGCGTCGTTCCGGATTGTATTGAAAAAATTGTGCAAGCTCGCGCCACCATTCTTTATTTCTTGTACTGCCATTGGTATGCAGTGCAAAGGTAACAGTGGGATTTACTTCTCTAAACCATCTGAGTATGTCAGTGCAATCTTTGGCCATGGTTGGTTCGCCATGTGTGCCTTCAAATTTAACATGCTTGGCTTGTTTTAACCATTCATGATCTATCAAAGTTTTTATCACATCCAAGGTCAATGTGTTTTGAGGCAGGTTGGGATTTTCTACAATCCCAAGTTCAGGATCATCATCTAAATATCTAGAACACTGCGGACAGGCTGCGTTGCATGCGGTTGACAACTCAATGTTGAGTTTGGATGGCCATTTGTCGAACATACGTTATGGATAAATTTTATCGCCAGCAGTTAATAACACTACTGAAAACTTTGTGGTCTGAAATTGTGTGTTGAGTTTGCGAGCTAGATTCTTGGCATGACCAGGATTGGAGAATGACACTTTTTTATATTTGGGTCCAGGATACTGGGTGAGCATGTTTGAAGTTTTTAAGTTGATTGGTTTGTTTTCGTAAAAAACTGCCCACACGCCTTCCGAGGCCAACACTTGCTCGGTCTTGTAAGTTTGTTTGTTGGTGATTTCAATTAGCACCTGTGGCTTGGGTCGTGACATAGATAAACTCCGTGTTTATTTATCCCAATAACTATGCAGATTTAAAACTGCCACCTGACAAAACCACCTCAATTGGCTCATTTTGACTGGCCTGTTCTCGACGTGATTGCTCCAACGCCAACAATAACTTGGTTATATCACCATGCAAGTCTTTGGCATCACGCAAGGACATGATAAGATCTTTTTGTCCACGGCTTTCTGCTGCCTTGATTGAGTCAATGAACCGATTGATGTGCAAACTCATATTTTATTCTCAAATAGCAGTTCTTTTATGTGTTCATCAATGCCCACGGTGATAGAAATTCTATCGCTAGTTTGCCCTTTGGTTCCGTGTACAATGTGAGTTGGAATAACAACCCATTGACCAACAGGAATTATTTCAACATGTACCAAATTTAAATCAGTTCGAAGTCTCCAGTAACTCAATGACTTTCTTTTTTCGGGAATCAATGAGCATCCTTGTTCTTGTGCCCAGTAAGTCTCAACAGAAGTGCCGCCAGGATCAATAACATAATTCAAAGACCAGTTGTGTTGATAGTCTTGGTGCGGCCAAAGATCACCGCGAGTTGTCATTCCAACTTTAAGAGTTCGGTTATCAAGAAATGGTCCAATATTTTCTTTTGCCCACAGTTGATGTTGTTCTGGCAACACAACAAAATAGTGTTCGCCATAATTTTTTATTTCATTGCCTACCAATATGCTTTCTGCAGGAGATTGGCCAGCAGTAAAATCGTTTGAATCCAATGTATTATTATTATTTTGCATAATACGTACCGCAGATTCAATCAACTCGGCTGGCGGCGAAGGTAAATTTATTTTAGTAACAAATTGAAAAGTCAACTTAACTTCCTAATATATGGTTTGAGATCGGGCGGTGTCCAACCTTGTGGTTTGAGTACCTTGCCATCTTCACGCTTGCGAACCTTGCCAGTATCTCGATCAATCTTGGCAAAGTTAGTTTTCATAACTTCTTTCCAAGCACCTTCGGCATCTGCGCCCATACTGTGTAATGCACCAATAGTAACAACCAAAATGTCGATAAGTGCATCAACAGTTTCAACTTGGTCGTGTGCCGTGATTGCATCAGCCAATTCGTTGGCTTCTTCTTCAATCAATGTAACATACAAGTTAAATTGATCTTTGTTAAACTCGTTGACACTTTGGTCGCAGGCTCGCATAAATTTTTCTTGATCACGAAAGGGATTCACTGGCCAGCTCCTTGGTGTAAAATGGTCCTTGATACTTGTAACGATCAAGTGCAATCAGTTTAGGGTTGCGCACAATCTTCCATGAGCGATGTTGTTTTACTGTGTACCATCCGGCTGCGAACCATGACTTGGATTTCTCTTGTTTGGTAAACAGCGGCAACTTCAGTCTCACATTCCACAATCCATTGTAGGTCTTACACCCGGTTTCATAACCGTGAACTGAATCATTAGGTGGTGGGGTGACTGTTTCGGAAGGTTCAAACGTGATGTCAATCACTTCTCTAACCATGGGCATGGTCTTGTAATTGGATACTTGATTTTGTATTTTTACAACATAACCATCTGCACTGGCCTCAATGTTACCAATCTTTTGATTGTTTTGTTTGAGGATCCAGTATTGATTGTCAATTACTGGTTTTGCTACTATCATTTTAACACTCCTTGATATGTTTGATTCAGCCAGCGACCAATTGGCTCTGCTTGGTCACTCAGCTTGGTGAGTTCATACTTGCCACAGAATTTAAGAAAGTGTGCGCCCACCATGCCCGTGTCTTTGTTGCTGACTTGTTCACTGATCACAGCATCCACAGTATCTTTTACTTCTTGTGGTTGTGCAGTGAGGTCAATCAGTGTGACATTACGTTCGTAGTCGTCAAGCACCTTGTGTTCTTTTTCTTCGTGGTCAGTCCAACGTTGCAACATGAGATTGTTCCAATTGTAGCCTTTTTTGTTGCGATCTTCAAATGCTTCTGTAATGCCCACACGATTCTTTGTGCCTTTAACTGGTGCACCAGGGTATGCCGAGAACACATTGTCGCCGGGATCACCGCGTACACATTTCAAGAATAGCACCCATTTCTGATAGTCAGTTGGAGCCACAAAGCTACGATCGGCTTTGCCTACTTTGATCTTTGAATTGCTTTCGATTGTGAAACTCAATTGGTTGCCTTTGGCATCAGTTACGCCATCAACACTGAACAGGTGATCGTTTATGCCATTGTACAGTTGCACATTTGGTGCAACCAACTGAACGAAATCTGAATCACTGCTGACAATAATATGTTCATCTTGGGGGTGTAGTGCAATCCAGCGGCCTATGATATCGTCCGCTTCTGCTGTTGCGCAACGGATCACGCTACAATTTGTTTTCTCAGACAAGTATTTAGTCAGTTCATCATAGGTTTCCCAAAACAACTTGTCCTCTTCTGCTTCAGTTTCACTCATGGCACCGCGGGCCACAGCACGGTTAGCTTTGTAAGGTTTGTAGTGGTCTTTGCGCCAGCTACGACCCTCTAGTGCGAAAACCACATGGTCTACACCAAAACGTCTAGCTACTTTATTAGCACTCATCATGGTCAAGTGCAGTGCAAAGCCTAATTTAGTCCATGTGTCGCTGGCCCTGTGCGCCGAATGGCGGGCACGGAAGAACATGTTGGCAGTATCAATCAGTAGATATTTCATCAAAGCGGTCCAGAAGTTTGTGTTGCTTTAAGTATTGTAACACATATTCCGACCAAAATCTATGGCCATCGGCTCCAAAGTGATAACTTTTGGGATTCACATGTTCGAATCCGTTGTTTTTTAGTATGGCATTCCAACTGTGGTCTCTTGAGTAAGGTTGGATGTAGTGATTTTGCCAATCTCTTTGATTTGGCATATCACTAAACGTGCTGTTACCGCTGTAGAAAAGATGCCGCACATTAAGGTCTTTTAGACGACAATGCAGGTGCCAGATTTTATTGTGCCACTCATCTGTTTTTTGATTCCAATTCACATCCAAAATATACTGACGATATCTAGCTTCAAGTTCTGGCGGCACCATGTCTACACCACTGGCATTTACTTGATAGTGCTTGCCTTCGAACACCCATTCTTCTCGTTCCCATGTGGTCCATTGAATCACCATCACAGTATCATACAAGCGACTATAATTGTTGTGAATCCAATCTGTAGTAGTGCGCAGTATACGATCATTGCTGGCTGCTGTTTCGGCATCACAGTAAAATTCAGTGTTGAGCAATCGACTCAAATTCTTGCCCCAGCTGGCTTCCAAGTTGATGGGATGTGGGCGGCGGTCAATGCCGTATCGGCCATCATCCACAGCAAACGCATCAGGAACCACAGCTTCAGCAGCCGCTGTATGGCTGCAACCATTCACATACAATATCATCGTTGTAGCAGTACTTTTTCTGTTTCGGCAGCCACCACACGCTTGCGCAGGCTTGAACTTGAGAATGAATGATCTCTGCTGTTAAACACATGCTCAATGTGTTGTCCGGTACCTTCATTGCGACCAGTAAAGTTGGTATCTTCATATTCTCGACCAAGTATGCGTACATCGATTGGCAAGGTTAGTATCAAGTCAATTAGATCTTGTTCGGTAGTGTACACAACAATTTCGTCTACAAATCTACATGCACTCAATTGTATCTGGCGTTCCACAATGCTTTGCACAGGGGGATTTTTAATTCCCGGTCGGTCAATGCTGGCATCTGTTTGCAGGCCTGCAATTAGATAATCGCAATGATTCTTTGCTTCGGCCAACATGGCAATGTGTCCTGCATGTAGCATGTCAAATTGACTAAAAGTAATGCCAATTTTTTTACCTTCGGCTTTGAGGTCTTTAATGTGATTGAATATCATCCTATTTCACTCCGTCCGTCTCCGAGATCACGTTTTTGCACATACATGCCGGAGTTTTTAATTGCTTGTTCTTGTTCCCATGTTTCCATCACAACATGTCGGCACACATTTTGAAACCACCGATCCACAATCTCACCGTCACTGTCAGCAGGTTTCAGCATATAGCCGGCCTTGACCAAGCGAGCCACAAAAATCTCATTCCAGTCTAGTTCAAATGCACCTTGATGCAGGTTGTTGGGATCCACATCCATACTAAGCACAGCCACATAAGGCTCGCCCTTTTCGGTAGCAAGTTGCTTTTCAGTTTTAGGTGGTGGTTCCACAACTTTGGCCTTGGTAACTTTTTCTACCACGGGTGATTTCTTTTGAGATTTTTTAAACCAATCAAACATCAGTTCTGCCCCATTTAATTTTCAACCAGATACGTTCGTGTATGTAATAATCAACACTCAACAAAATGTGTAATGCAGTAGCAAACCCTGCTGAATTTCCTAAATTACCTGTGAACATGTAAGTCCAAAAGATTGTAAACAACCAAGCAGTCAATCTATAGGTAAGCATCCTTACCACTGTGCGTTTTTTTGTTTCAGACATTTATTTGCCCCAGCCATTGCCCCAGAGATCCACATGCAATCTTGGGCTATAATTATAACCACGAGCCAGTGCCCAGTCTGCCACATTCACTCGGTTGCGTTCGTATGGAGTGACCACACCGCCTTGTGGCATCACATAGGTAACACCACGGAAACCTGCTTCACGATATGCAGCCACAGCACGATCAACTTCTTCAAAGTGTGCCAGTGTTTCTACCACAAATTTTAAATATACTGTGCCATGCATTTGATAGTCTGCCACAATCTCGGGCTTGATAGCATCCGACCACGATTCACCTGATGCTGACAGCTTGGGACTTACTGAAAAAGTAATTTCTCGTGTGGGCACGGCCCCTAGTGCAGGGCGTCGCCACTCGTGCAAAAATGTTCGAAATGCTGGCTGTAACTTTTGAGTGCCATTGGTTTCAAATGTGATGTTCTTCAAATCACCCATGGCAGATTGACTCAGCAGTTCTTCATAGCCACGCTGCCAACCCAACAGCGGTTCACCACCTGTGATCACAAGATGCACATCATTGCCGTTGTCTTGTTGCCAGTGATGATTGGGTGTAAGAACCAACATCTTTTCAATCAGTTCATCATGTGTGAGTGTGTGACTTAGTTCCTTAAATGCAGGATGCCATGAAGCGTAGCTGTCACATCCGGTGTTCACAAGCGGCAGTTCAAGAAAATCCTTGTACAGGTGTATGTTCTTTGCCACTTCGTCTGCTTCAGTAGACTGCACGCCTGGAGCGCAGCCAAAGCCCGAACAAGTGAAGTTGCATCCGTATGTGCGTAAGAACACACTAGGAACACCAACAAAGCGTCCTTCGCCCTGTGCAGAATAAAATAACTCACTAACTTTTAATTTCATATTTTTGTTGCTTTAACCAGTAGATGCCAACCCAAGTATTCGCGAACTGCTTGACGCATTTCTTCGCTCATTGCCGCAAACCAAGGTTCCAGTTCATAGATACCTTGCTTGTACTTAGGTACATTATACATGAAACAATGCGCTTGTCTAATGCGTCCGATATGGAATTTGCCCTCTAGCAACTGATAGACTTCTTCTTTTGTGTAGGCTTTGGCATACGGACATCCGGCTTGTGCTTCGTATTGGTCCAGACCTTTTTGGATCATGGCATACTTCCAACTGTCACGAGCATACACTAGCATTTTGAACTCGCCACCGTCTACAGTCAAACTGTGTATGTTTTCAATCACACGATCAATGTCTGGGTAGTGATGCAACACACCACAACTGTAAACCAAATCAAATTTGCCCAGGTGTGCAAGGTCATCGTCGCCACTGCCTTGAATGAACTGACCTTCTAGTCCCAACACTTCAAATCGTTTCCGGGCCAATGCAATGCTTTCACTGCTGAGATCAATGCCAACATATTCAGCACCATGCTTGGCAAATTCGGCTGCATCGGCACCAATGCCACATCCAATTTCCAACACACGTTTGCCAGCATACAAATGAAACTGTGCTAGATCTTTGAGATGTGGTTCAACAAAGTAGCGTTTTTCGCTATTCTCGTTAAAAAATTGTTCAGTACCAACTTCACTGGCGCTGTGGTTGATGTTACAGGGCTGGCGATCCCAGTACTGCACAATCTTGTCTATTAGTTCATTACTCAAAGGGACTGTCCTTCCATTGTCTTAATCGTTTGTGTGGATCTTGCAGGACCATTCTAGACCAGATGTTTGGATTTTTACCTGTCATTGAATCTCTAAACCACGTGGTATCGCGGCCCATGCTGTCAAGATAGTCTGCAATTTTTTCAGTTTCTTCAACCCTGCGTTTGCGCCAGGTAATGTGATTGAAATCTCTAGGATCATTGCCGGGCATGTTTTCCAACATGATACGTTCTTTGAATGTTTCATCCAAGTTCTCGCCAGTAAGATCATAGCGTTCATGGTGTACCATTACAGGAATTGTTTTCACAATATCCAACATCCAAGCCACTTGGCTGGTCCAGGCATCGTTGATTTGATGCGGACTCAAATGGCCAGTAATTTCCACCCACTTCTTTGGCAGGATAGGAAAGATAGCATAAGGATGTTCGTGATTGGTTTCGGCACGGAGCAAATTGAATTCTTGCCCGTTGTCTCGAATCACCTGATCCCAATCCTGTGTTTTCATCACAGCATCGTCATTCCAAAAGAACAACCAAGAACCTTGACTGTGCTTGGCCAACTCATTGAGGTACTCGTTTAGTCGCATGTACCCTAATCTTTCAAACTGTATGGCGCTGTATTCTACACCAAGGTCATCAAGATAAGGTTGTACAACATCCACAAAGTGTTTGATGTTCTCAGTATCATCATTGTCAAATGCCAACATCACTTCTATTCGACTGGGGTCTTTGGCCCGGTCAAGTAGAGTGCGTAGGCATTGTTCTAGTGGTTTTGGTCTGCCACGAGTGGGCAATAAAATACTGATGTCGATGGGGTGGTCAGGGGGTAATAAGTTCTCTGTTGTCATATTCTATTTCAGGTAAGTTGGCTGAATTAGTTTTTGTTATTGTTGTTTTTCCAAAATTCCGCTTGCGAGCAAAATACATGTTCTCTAAGAACCGATCCATGCTCATGGTTTTATCTTCCACGCTGTCAAATTTGTACAAGCATGGTGTGTTGATGTCGGCATCGTCCAGTAGATATCCAAGAAAGTCATAGTCAAACTTTTGTTGAATTGGTAATGCTGGTAAATCTTTGTAATCAATCACATAGTTTCTTTGAAACTGCAACAACTGATTTAGTATGTTGCTGTCAATAGTATACGTGCTTCTCACAAAGTTGTCAATGATATCGAACACATGATTGATCTTTTGTTGCTGTTGCATATACAAAGTGGTTCGATGCACAAGATTCCATCCAAACACTTCAATGTTGCCAATTCGAGGATGATTGATACGACCATCTGTGGTCCAGTTTCTAAAGTAACTGCGTGTTTCATCAAACTGTTGTTGAAACCATGCATCGCTTTCAATATACTTGTACAAACTGTCGTAAAACTCACTGTAGTCGATATCATGAGCTTTGGCCAAGTATCTAGCAATGTACGTGGTCAGCCCGTTGATGTGAAAAGTTTGAATAAAACTGTTCCATACCAGTGTGTCCAACATCATTTCTCGTGGAATGTCTTTGGTTCCTACCACAACATCCACACACTCGTCCATGTCTACATCGCCATAGCTGCCACTCATGTAGTCATACACTGGCACCGAGTCCAGCTTCCACATTCGTTTCTGCAAGAGATTCATCTCGGCATTTTCCAACAACTGTGCTTGGAGAATGTTTACACCAGTATGGTTACCTGCACGGAAGATTTGCCAAAAAGCATTTTTCCAAGTTTCCACAGTTTCGCCCGGCAAGCCCAAAATAACTTCTGTGTACACAGGAATATTGTTGCGATCACACAAGGCAAAGATTTCGTCAATCTTGTGTTGATCAAGATTTCTACGCTTGATGTTTTCTAACACATCGTGGTCCATGCTTTGCACACTCACAGTAAGACCTTGACCAAAGTTAGGGCTTTCGTCGATCAATTTCTTTACAATACCCACTACTTCGTTCTTTTGATTCTTGGCCCAGGTCATTGAAAATGACGCCAGCTTGGCCCATTGCTTTTGTACTTCGATCAACTTGTCCACAATCATGTTGTCACGTTCAATGAACATGCCAAAGTTGGCATCTGTGATTGTGACAAATCCGCAATGGCGACCAATCCACTCTAGTTCATGAAACACTCTAGTGAGTTCAAATTTCTTGACCTTGTTGTAAGTGAGACTGCCCCAGTCACAAAAGGTGCACTGGTAAGGACATCCACGATTGGTTTCCAATGTGGCATTCCAAATTACATCAGGATTTTCAGCTATGATTCGATCAAAAATACCAGCAAGATAGGGACTTGGAATTTGATCCAGATTGTCAATTCTTGCACAATCTCCAGTGTCTACTAGACCCGCTGGCGTGTTAATCAACAAGCCAGGAATGTGCGTGAAGTCTGTATCAAAATCTTCTAGTATGCGTTTGAATGTGATCTCGCCTTCCATCTTGCTCACAAGATCCATGAAAGGTTCTTTCACAAACAATTCAGGATCTGTAATGGCAGGCTCGGGACCACCAAATATAATTTTTACTCGAGGATTGAGTTCTTTGATTCGACGTGCCAGTTTGTAGTTGTATCTGTGATTCCATACATAGGCACTAAACGCCACAATGTCATTGTGTTGCAATCTTGCGGCTGCTTCTTCAATGGGCTCTCTACGCCAAATTAACTCGTCAATTTCCCAGGCATTCTTAATATGCTCAAACCCAAAGGCATAGCTTAATATTACACCTGCAGAATACGGCAAGTAGTAGGCATTGAATTCCTTAGGCCCTTGTTGAAAGTTGGGCTGTACAAAACTTATTGTTTTTTTGTTCATGTCTTATTTAATCTGTTCTGTGCCCTGGGCATAACTTGTTAAAAACCCAGAGTTACCTGGGTTTTTGTTATGGTCAACATCCATTAGTTAGGTTGTTTAATATCTTCTACTATTTTTTTCTGCAAATGATTCAATAGCAAACCGTAAGCAGGCAGGATAACCGCAAGACTCACAATGACTTTGCTGATTGAATTGTTGGTTGCAACAATGTGCCAGTTGGCAGCCATAAACTCATTGGCACCACCGGCAAATGCAGTAAAGAAGAACACATAGGTATCAAAGAATGTACTAACAACCGAACTCAATGCAGGAGCAATCCACCAAGTGGCATACTTCTCACGAATGTATTGGAACACATATACATCAAGCAAGTTGCTCACAAAGTATGCAACACCTGAACCAAGACCAATACGGAAGGCTACGGAGTCAGGGGCACCGCCCAGTTTGACCACTGCCATTGACACAATGATAGCAGGAATAAATGCCAATGCAATCACAGCACGACCAGTTTGTTTGCCCAACATTCGCACAGTCAAGTCGGTCAACACAACCACTAGTGGGAATGTAAACGCAGCCGCTGCCAATGGTGCACCAAACACTGAGAATTTGAATTGCACAATGTAGTTGCTGATAGCAATAATAATGATATGTGCCAGCATGAGCTTGTAAGCCAATGCACGGTCAACGCCATTTAAGATTCGATCTAACATGATTTTTCCTTTTTATATTAAACGAATAGATCTTCCATCCATTCGCGATGGCCTTCTCGGAAAGCCATGTTGCTCTGTGTTTCGCGCACTTCCACACGATAGCACCAGAGACGCTCTGCTTCACCTGGACCCCATAGGTCCGGAATGTAAACACCGTTAACATACTTGTACAGCATGTCTGCCAGTCCTTCACAGCCCAGTCTAGGCAGGACGGTGAGTTTGGCCATTTTCTTTTGTTGCAAGAGTTTGTAAGTTTCCAGCTCTGGATCATCAGCAGACACCAGCAAGGTGTGATCAAACTGATCTTCCAATTGCTTTTTGAGTTCTTTGAGACCGCCATAGTCAGCGGCCCAGTTGCGCACATCCAAATTGTCTGTGCCAAAGTAGAACTTCATTGAGAAACTGTAACCGTGAATTAAGTTGCAGTGGCTGTCAGCACGCCATTGACGGTATGCGCAGGGAAAAGCATCATGATACTCTTTGGTGCTGGTGTACTTGTATTGTACTGGTTGATTTGTTGCCATTGTGTTCTCCTATGTTAAATTATAGCATAGGCAGCAGAGTTTGTATAGCGGGAGTGATGCCAAAGACCGCTGGGGTGAATCAAATATTTAGTTGTGGTATTATTGTAAATCCCTAACGTAAATTTTATTACTATTAACAGTAGACTCTACATGTAATACAAAGTTATTTTTGCGTAATACTTTTTCTGCTTTGGGAGTGAGTGTTTCGACAAAGACCATACGGCATTGATTTAGTTCCTTCCATGGCAAGCTTCTTATAATATCAGAGTCAGATCCTTCTGCGTCAATGCTAATTAGTGCTAGATTATTTCCTATAAAACTAATTAAATCTTCTGATTTAAGAGTATTAACAACAATTTTTCTTATATCTGGATTTGGTACTACTTGTCTATTACTGTCTGCATGACTTTTGTGTAAACTCGAAGTCCCGATACCATTGGTACAAATATACATGGGTGCCAGTCCAGAGGTGTGTAGGATTGCGCTGTTTATAATTGTAACCTGATCTTTAAATGGGGCGGTTTTTACTATTAATTCCGAGCATTCCATTGGTGCTGGTTCACAATAGATACCTTGCCATCCTTGTGATAATAGTGGAAACAAGTGATCGTTGCCATCACTGGAGCCAATGCACAAAAAACAAAAAGCAATGCCATTGAAGTAATCAGTAATTATCTTATTTTCATTAACAAGTCGGTGATTAAAGTCTTCAAACATTTTAATTTGGTATGTAGCCTGCGGCTTTGTAGTTGGCCTGGCCAGCAATCACACCACGCACACCGCCAACAGGATCCTCACAGTCGCCTGATCTGCGTGGAATCAAATGCACATGTGGATACATCACAGTCTGACCTGCTTCACGGCCCATGTTGATACCAATGTTAAATGCATCACACTTGCCATCAGCTACCATACGACGACCATGCAACATAGCCGATTCAAAACATTCTATGATTACATCATCAGTATTGTATTGTGGCACAAACAACAAATGACCGGGTGCCACAGGATAACGGTCACGGAACACAGACACATGGTAGTCTGAAAGTTCTTCCACACGATCATCCCAGGGAGCAATGTCTTGTTGATGCGCAATTTCTAAATCAGTCATGCAGTTCCTTTTAATAATTTGATAGCAGTTTGTTGATTGCCAAATTCATGTCTTTGAGAATTAGCAAATTTTTTAATAAAAGCAGATATAACAATACGTGACTTGGTCGAAAAATCATAAAGTTCTGAAGTCCAATTAAACTTGGGTCTAGCAGGCACTTGATAAAACTTAACCTTATTATACTGTTCATTGAGAGCAATGTCAAATTGTTTGATGTAACTCAACACAAATTCAGGAGTATAAGAAAAAAATCCTGACGGATGTTTGCCTGCATCAAACAAATTCAATACATAATCTACAGTGTTTGAATAAAAAGTTTGTTGGTGCAAGTCCCAATTGAGTTCGCCTACTCCGGTAATCAAGTAACCACCTTGCGATGCCACATGATTGGCCATCCACAAAGGTATAATAATTCCTGTCTGATGTGTGTTAGAAATTTTAGCAAGTAGTGGTAAACAATCCTGCTCAAACTCTTGCATAGTCATGTTGTAGATTACAGGTTCAATCTGATTTTTCCAGCACCAATGCTCGGCATACCAGGACTCAAGGTCGTTTACATCTTGAATTTTAAGTATAAACGGAACAAATGGTATTTGGTTTCTCACAAATACATCTGCAATTAATTCACTATCTACTCCGCCACTGAGTCCAAGATACAAAGGATAATCACTCCAGTCTTTATACAATGTTTGGGCATTGTAGTCACATGCTGATTGAAAATCCAATTCTTTAGTTGCAACACTATTGACTTGAAATGCAAAACGTTCCGGCGTAAGATTCACACTGCACCATCCTTGGTGTCCGGCTGGATACCATGTATCAACGCTCATCTACCACTAACTTTCCAGCCTCATAGTAACGACTAAAACACAATCTATTGGTTTGCATACTGCCACGATTGTAGTGGTCATATTTGTGCGAGGTATCTATACCAAACAGTACTGTATCACTTGGGTCAAGCTCTAACTGATTGCAAAACTCTAGTTGTTTGGTACGCCATTTGGTAAAAGTGGTGTCTGGACTTCTACTGGTCATTAATTTGAGGCCAATCGCAGCCGATAACTTGTTTACGTACTGAGTGCTGTGATAGATTTGCATGCCGTCTTCAAAATCTTCTTTAGAAAATCTAATACCAATACGCAAGGCGTTTACCGGAAAACTTTTGCTAAGACTAAACACCACCTCTTGGATGGCCGGATGGGAAAAGTCATAATGTTGATTTGCGCACACACCAAAGAAGGCAGCGTCAATTAGCACAGGCACACCCAAGTCATAACACTTGTCCAAGAACTTCTGATTAAAATGTTCATGTGTGTTTCCGGTATCAGCAAATGGCCAACTCACAATCACTGCATCATTTGTTTTGATATCATCAACATCTATAAACGCCCATTGGTCTGCATAGTGACGCTGCCATATACGTTTGTGATAGATGTATTCTCCACGAAATACTCTGAACCGTCGATCATGATGTCGGATATAAAAATTATCAAAGGCTTCTGTAGTGCCTTGACTAAATGCCACAACTGGCATTGTATCCAAGCCAGTCACAGTGTTTAGTTGGCTGCTCAAAATCCAATCTCGATATTGAGCACAGTAGTCGGGTACCACCGAATCGCCCAAGTTGTTAAGTGCAGTAGATTGCAAAACTTGATGGGTTAGATCAAGTTGCTGTTGCTCCACAACACATTCAGCCGGCGCATAAGGCCGTCCAATCAATTCAGGCTGTAATGGTAGGGTCATGCTTGTTCCAGTTCCAGTTCACCGTAGAACCAGTATTCAGTATCATCATTGCTCCAGCCCAGACCTTCCATACCATCGTAAAAGTCTTCGTCCCAGGCTGCTTCGATTGCTTGTTGTTCTTCTTCAGTCATGTCATCTGGAAATGTCCAGTCTGCCCAACAGCCATCATCAAGGTGATCAAGTTCCCAGTCATACTCACTGTCGCCAAGTTCATAGCCATCTGGGTTGGCAAGATCCACATCAGGGCGCTCGTCGCTTTCGCAGTAGAACTTGCCCCAACGATAGCCTTCTTCACGGATGATGGTCCGACTATCTTTGGTCCAAAACTGCCGTTCAACAGCGTTCTTTTTGGTCTTGGTAGTTAGCACCCAGGTGGCCATTAGTCTGCTCGCTCAATTTCAGTTGCTTCGCGAACCAATACCAACAGTTCTTCCACAGTGTCAACAATGATCTTGGCAGTCTTCCAGTTGTCTTCGTCGTCTCTGCCGCCCACCTCGATCATGTAGCCATTGTCATACATGTTGATGGTAAAGTTTTCATTGACCTTGGTCAACTTGTCGCTGAGTTTTTTAACAGACCCTGCGGCCTTTGTTTTTGATTTTGCCATTTGATTTTCCTCTGTAGTTAATGCTTCAAATTCCTGTTTCAACTCTTCAAGAGCTGCTGCCAGTTCTGCTTCGGATACCTTTGGTTTTTTTCGAGCCATTTAAATCTCCGCCAAGTGGTACTGAGAGTAGGGATAGGTTGCTTGCAACCATTCCAGTAATCCTTCTTCAACTGGAAATTGAATGTTACCAGTTTTGTTAGATATAATAATCATCGTGGTGCAAAGTCCTGTTGTAGTTTGATGTTGTCAAAGAATTCTTTCTTCACGCTTTGGTCTGACTTAAACGCACCGTGTAAAACTGTGGTTTGTGTAAGACTAGAGTGTGCCATGATACCGCGATTCTCACAACAACCATGGGTAGCTTGAATATAAACTGCGACATCTTTTGACCCGGTCGCAAATTCAATTTCGCGAGCAATATCCATACATAGTTCTTCTTGGAGAGTCCCACGTCTTGCACACCACTGCGCGATCCGCGTGTACTTGGATAGACCAATGAGCACGGGTCCAGCAATGATTCCAATATAAGCCACACCCGTAACAGGTTGGTGATGATGGCTACACATGCTCTTAAGCTCTGAACGCACCACCAACATACCTTCGTACGCTCCTTCTGTGTCATTTGGAAACGCTGTAGCATTAGGGCTCTCCTCATAACGGCCAGCCATAATTTCATTGAAGTACATTTTGGCAAGACGCTGTGCGGTACCTTTTGAGTTTGGATCATTTTCCCTGTCGATTAGTAATACATCAAGCACTTGTTCAAATGCGTTGGTAGCTTCGTTGATTAAACTGTGTTTGGTCTCTTCATCAACATACTCACTGATGTTGTCTCCTGCCCAGAATCTTTTGCCTTCTGCCTTCATCTGTTCGCGAAGGACTTGTGATAAGTGTTTTTCCAATTTTATTCTCCGAGTTTAGGTCGTGGATGACCTTTGTGTAATTGTAAAGTATTTAGACGGAATCGTCAACGATTTTGATATTTCTCAAGTCAGGGTATGGCACATATACGGGTTTGGGATTGTGTTCTTTAACACCTTGCAACAATGCCACACCTTGAACAGCATCTTCAATACTGGGTTTGTAATGATAACCTACGTGGAAGGTCTTTTGATCTTGCCATGGCGCCACAGTTAAATCTCTGCCATCATAGCGTTGACGCAATATAGTTTCATATGCTATCTTGTCATCTAACAATATGGCACCACCATGCCCAATTGCCAATGGCTTGTTATGGCCAAAGCTCAAACACTGCATGGTACCCGGGCGATACATGCCTGATTCGAGCCTACGAGCCGAGTCCCATATGCGGGTGCCATGGAACCGGTATTCGCCGGTCCACTCCTCTTCTCGATAGTAGTATTTGATACCCAATTTGTGCATGGTCATGGGTATGCTGAGATAGGTATATGGAGTCATTACAACTTCTCGCACTCGATTATATCGCAAGCAAAGTTCAATGGCATGTGTACAGCAATCAGTCATGACAGCATACGGTGCTCCAGTAAACTCTGCTAGAGAGTCTTCAAACTTTTTTATCTTGTCGAACATACCAGTTCCATGCGTGTTGTATCATTGCATCTAGATCGTGGTGACGCCATGCTCCTGCAACCATATCAAATTTAGTAGGGCTTGCAGTTAGTTCAGGCGGATCGCCTGCTCGTCGAGCCTCTGTGCCAATGTGAGGCATGTTACCAACAATAGTTCTTGCTGCTTCCATTACTTGTTTGACGCTGGTTCCTTGATTTGATCCAAGGTTGTAGACCCCTGCAGGGATTTTGTGATACAGCGCCAAAGCGTGGGCTCGGGCGATATCATCCACATGCACGTAATCGCGAATGCAGGTACCATCGGTAGTAGGGTAATCATCACCATATATTCTAAACTGTCCATTATCTCTTGCAGCCTCTAAAAATTTAGCAATCAAGTGTGTGGCACCAGGCTCTTGTCCATGCCGGCCTTTGGGGTCTGCACCACATGCATTGAAGTAGCGAAAACTAACATAATCAGTGCCGTATGCCCGATGATAGCTTTCCAACATCATGTCAATCATCAGTTTAGATTCGCCATATGGACTGACAGGTTCTTTGGGATCCACTTCATGTATGGGATTCATAATAGGCTCACCATATGTGGCTGCCGAACTTGAAAACACCAATCTACAACGAGGCATGCTTTGTTTAACAATGTCCAACAACTTCAATGTTTTGGCCACATTGTTGTTGTAGTATTCACTGGGATTCTTTACTGAAGGACCCACAAGACTGGTGCCAGCACAATGAATGATAGCATTGGGCTGTTTTTGTATGATCCAACTTAGTGCCGTATCAGTAGAAAAATCTTCACACAAGAATCCATCAGGCACACCTTGAAGATGCGCAGGAGGATGTCTGCAATCAATGCCGTATACTTCATGCCCGGCATCTTTCAATGTGAGCATGGTCTGACCACCAATATATCCAGCTGAGCCGGTTACAATTACAACACTCATTCAATTTCCTTGAACAATGGCATACTTTCACTCAGCATTCTAACAAACTCTAAGTTAGTTGGAAATGTGTCCAGTGCGCCTTTGTGGTTTGTGATATTAATTTTCATGTTTTCTATCGGGCCATATCCTGATTCTAGCCCATAGAAAAACATTTCTGTAGCACCTTGTTCAATTTGTTTTGTAAAATGTTCGCTAATCATTCTTCGATCTTTACAACTTGATATTTTTCGTGAGCAGCGTGGTCACGATAGCGGTTGCCCGCTCTATTCCATTGCTCGCCTTGTCCAAGAATGATATCAACCACACGATCCACAGTGGCATTGTTCCAATTGCTAATAAGTCCCATGTTGTGGTGCGGCTCACGCAGGAGGTTTTGCATTTTGTGGTAGGCATCATCTATGCTCCAAGGCACGTAGAGCCTATTAGGGTCATTAGAGAATGTTTCGGGGAAACTACGATAAGCAGGATATAACACATTACACCCAAGAGTATCGGCTTCAGAAACAGTGTTAGATACCCAGTCTTGTAAAGCACAATTGAATAGCACCCGAGTATCATTAACAAGATTATAGTAGTCATTTTTGCTTAGATTATCATAGATCCGGAGTTTGCCTTCCGCCTCCATACGGCGGGCACGTTCCACATACTCAGGGTTATTGGATCGTAAAGGTCCACCTGAGTATATGGCAAATTCACAAGGTTCGCTGGTGAGTTCGCTATACATTTCAATAAGGTCCATGAAGAAGCCAGGTTGCTTTTCCTGATCAAAACGAGCTGCGAAGCCGACTCTGCGGGCACGTTGAACAAAGGGCGTGATGTTTTCCACGCCACCGATCCGCTCCAAGACTTCTGATTTGCCAAATGCAAGGCCGGAAATGTTGTAGATTGGAGCAGTCCATCCAGCGATGCGCATGTGCGCGACCATTTCCTCATTGGTTGCCAATACTGCACCCCCCGAGAAAGCCACCATTTCATTGACCATTTGTTCATACAAGTTCATCCACTTTGCCATACCCCAAACATGCACAAAGTCATCGGGGTCGATGGCCTGTGCCAAACAACGAACGTAAATTTTAGGACATTGTTCCTTGGGAATCTGGTTCATGATATAACCAAGACTTTCAAAGCCCGGTTGGAACATGTCTTCAAAGTAGATCACATCCTCTCCCCCAACATCACCGTTCTTCATGAGCTGAACCAAGTTCATCATTTGACTCATGGCAAAGAAACTGCGTCCGTGTGCATCTAATACTTGACCTACTGAGATAGCTTGAGTGTTGTCAATGGTGGTGCCTGGCACATACACAACATCTAGTCCTCTGCGGTCAAACACACGTCGATTCCATTCTGTGAGTTGTAGAGTGTAACGGGCTTCATAACTTTCTAAGCCCATGTAAAATAGTTTTCTCATTAGAATCTTCCGGCAAAGCGACGAGTGTCTTCGTCCCACATGCTTTTGGCATTCTTGCCTTGTGAATACTTGTTATACTGTTGCCAGGCATAACTCTTGAAGTTGTACAAATCAGCCTCGTTGTAACGATAACCATAGTCTTGGCAGAACTCCAAGAGTTTTTCCAAGTCGTCTTGGATCTCAATCACGCGGGGGTTAGATTTGTAAGTAATTTTTGCCATTTTGTTTCCTATTAGATAGCAATGTTGATATTGGGGCGGTGAGTTTCATATTTGATAAGGGCTCCGTTTTCACCATCTTCAGAGACCTCAATCCAGATCGAGCGTCCAGGATACCTGCCAGCAATTTGCAAATACAAATCATCTGACATCATTTCACATGACTTGTAGTCGAGTTGGACGGTTCCTTGTTGATAGAGTTTTTCAAGCCATCGCTTGAACTGGATGAATTCAATGTCTCTATCACTGTGTACAACATCAATCCACACCCGGAAGTGGAAGATATGACGGTGAGGAGCACTAAGGAAACTAACATCATACTCATCGCCCGTCGCAAGGGTTGGATCTGTTGCGGCTGCGGGGTAGCAGTGGATTCCTTCTTTTTGGAAGGTGACCCAGATTCGTCTTTGGGCATGATGTTTGATTCTTTCAATTTGTTCACGTTCAACTTGTGTCATTTGATTATTTCGTCCTTTGTGTATTGATCCCAACTGGTAAATGTTTTTCTGTCTAGCAGATCATGCAGACTATGACACCACACCCCGGGATTGGTTGCTTTGAAATCTTTGTCGTCCAGTTTGATTGTGGCATTGTAGCCTAACAGTTTGATGTAAGGTAGTTTTACAGATATCATAGGAACAAACTGCGCTTGTTCACACAACCCGCCTTCACACAGACCCTCAACAGCACTTGAATCAAGATCCAATGTACACCAGTAGCCCCGATCTAACCAGTGTTGGATCATGCGTTCCCATGCACTCCAAGTCTCGGCGTCAGTGATAGCAGGGTTTGGAAAACTTTGATTGGCACCAAAGTAAATGTGGGTGATTGGATTTCTTGCTTTGGAATCAATCTCACCACGTTTCCAATCTATATCTTTGTTGCTTTGCCATCCAACTACAAACAATGTGCGGTGCCCATTGACTGGACTGGCTTCAATTTCGTTGCCTACAAAGAAGTTAGTATCTTCGTGTCCTTGACGGTTCATTTGATTTGCTCGCTTTCAAGCAGTTGTA